TTTGGCTTTATAACCATGTTTTCAAACAACAACGCCCCAGTTTTCATTTAATCTGCATTTGAACTGAACCCACTTGCTGAAGTCACACCGAATAACAATGGTGTAGTTACATTGTGGCTACGTAATATCTTAGCTGTTGACTCATCTGATAAATAAGAATAATGTTCTGGAGCATCGTTCAATGGTATAGTGTCGACCGTTGTCTTTGTATTTTCGTTTTCATTGAATGATATTAAAGTTTTCTTGCCTTTTGAACCTGTTAATTTTCCAATTACTTGCGCTGAAATCTCGTCTTTTTGTTCGTCCGTTGGGGTACCATTGTTAAAGTTTACGATAGTCGTGGGAGCAAAGGAGTTACTAACCTCATTTATAAGGTATTCAGCAATTTTTTCCTCTAACAATGCGTAATCAATTCCCCCTTGATAATCTACATTTGAAAAGTATTTCATACCCGCACTATAAGGAGCTAAGTATAAAATTTCAACTTCTTTTTTTGAAGTTCCAAACGCATCGAATCTTTTAGGTACGTACTTCTTTGGGTCGCTCCAATTGTCAGAATAGAAGTACCCTACAATGTCACCATCTTTGTTACATTTCTCAGGTCTTAATAATTGAATAGGTGTATGAAAAGCCCTTGTAATTGCTTTATGTCCTTTGTCGTAATGAATCTGTAATGCACACTGTCCAAGTGCGTACAAATCAAAGATAATACGTCTTAAATCATCTTCCTTTAATACAGATAACAGTTGCGCCCATTCGTTTGGCTTCATCGAGCTATCCGTAGCTGTTAAGCCTTGACCGTATATTAACCTACAAATGTTATTAATTACAGCGTTGTTCGTTGCTGAATTGCTATATCTGTCGATTAAGAATTGATAGTAATTATTATCTGCTCCATATTCGACCCACTCATTTTTATTGTTCTCAACAATTACGGGAGCAGTATAGGAAGATAGTTGTATAATGTTATTATTCATATATGATAAATTCGTTTGTTGTTACCGTTTGTGTGAAGTTCGAGCTTGGGTTGTTCGTGCAAAATACACGTCCGTAAAATCGAATGTCGTTTGTTTTGCCTATCTTACAAACATAGGTATGACCTTCTTTAAGTCCAAAGGTAGCCGTTGCCGTATGGTAATAATCACCTGTTGCGTATGAACTAATATTAATCGTTGTCGTTACGTTTGTTTGTTCGTCTGTAAGGAATATCTTATCTGAGTTCCCTGAGCCTTCACGTGGCACGAAGTAAACTATTTGAGGGCTTGTTGATGTCGTTAATACTATCATAATAGTATAACTAAAAAAGAGTGTTTTTGTTGCAAAAAAAAAGAGGGGTGTTTTAAGCCCCTCCGTGTATTAACTTGTAACTATTGTCGATGCTGCTGATAAAGGTATTGTCGAAGCCTGTCCAACTCTAAATGAATTAGTGCCGTTTATTACAAATGGCGATGGTAATAGCTCCTCGGCTTGGAATGTCAAGGAATAACCTGAAAAATCACCAAGCGCTCCACCATTATTTATTGAACCTGCCGTTAAATCACAACCTCTGTACATACCAACTAAGAAAAATTGTCCTTCGTTGTTTTCAACTAAAATACGTGGTTTTGCATACGCTAATAATTTGACTTCTTTGTGTGTTGCAATGTCTTGTTTTTTTAGTTTGATAGTCAATGTTTGACGAAAGAATGTAGTACCATTTTCACGTGAACTAACAATCTCTTGGTCATAAACATTTTCATTAGATTTTAGCTCATATTTGTAAATAGAATTAACAAAATTCACATAATAAACTTCATCCGTATTTACAAAAGGTGGTGTACTTGAAGGGTCGTAAAATATAACACCTCCTAGTTGTAAATCTTGATTTATAAAGTATACGTTTTTAAGCCCTCCAAGGCTATCCTTACAAGGCTCTATACGTCCAGATGTTATTAAACAAGCCATGGTTAAGCAGTTATTACTGTTGCACCTGTGAAACAATCAGAAACAATTGTTATTGAACTTGTTATGTCCGTGAATGGTGCAGGTAGAGCCTCCTCCGCAACAAAAGTCAAACTGTAACCATTGAAGTCACCTAAAGCACCACCATTATTTATTGAACCTGCCGTTAAATCTGCACCTCTAAACAAGCCCATAACAAAGAATTGACCGTTATTGTTCTCTACTAAAACGTGAGGTCTTGAGTAAGCCAATAATTTGATTTCTTTGTGAGTTGTAGCATCTTGTTTTTTCAGTTTAATAGTCAATGTCTGACGGAAGAATGTTGTCCCCGCTTCACGGCTTGATACGATTTCTTGGTCAAACACATTCTCGTTAGATTTCAACTCATATTTATACAAGTTATCAACGTTAATTACTGCTGTAATTAAGTCATTTGAGAAAGTCACATCAGATGGAACTATCTGAAAATTAATAAAGTATACGGCTTTCAGTCCTCCGATTGCCTCTTTGCACGCCTCCGCGCGTCCTATTGATAAGTTACAAGCCACCTGTTTAAAATTTTAAAGTTTAAAAAAAAAAGGGGAGGGACTTTAAGCTCCTCCCCACGTTATCTTTTTGCTAATTATTAGTTAGCTGAGTTAGGAATGTTATAAGTTACAATGTCAGATACTGAATGGTAATTTACAGCCATACCAGCACGTAATACAAATCTTACATTTTGTGAACCGTCTAATGGACTCATATCTAAAAGCGCGATTTCATTTGTATCATTTAATAAACCACAACCAAAAAACAAGTTTGAAGTTTCGGCAGCAATAGCAGTGTTAGCAGCTAATCCGTTAGCAACGAAAATTGGAATACCATCAAAAGTTAAAGCACCTCCATTGTACCATTGTGTCCCTTTAGCATCTGTACCCGAATTTGAAGTAGCAGCAACTGAGAAACCACCCAAAGCTCTAATGTAAGCCTTCATAACACCTTGTGGAACGTAGATTTTTAAATCAGGTGAACCGTACAAAGCGTTTGGAATAGCATCTACAATTTTACCTAACTCAGCGATTACCGTAGCAGAAGCAGAAATAGCAGAAGAACCCGCAACCTCGTTCGCAGTTGGTAAAGCAGCATCCGCAGCCAATAATGTAGCGATACCGTCAATTTGCCCAGCAGTTGCGTTAGTGCCTCTCCAAATAGAAACCTCAACAGATGAAGCAACTTTATCAGTGATGTAAGCTAACAAGTAGTCAACAAATGATTTTGCCAAAACTTTGTTTGCACTGAATCCCATTTCTTCAGCTTGCCACGTAGCCAAAAAGTCTTTTTTACACAATTGTAAATTTACTTGAAACTGCTCTAAAGTCAAACTTCTTTCAGAAAGTGTTACAGTAGATGTAGCATCAAAATCACAAGTTGCGTTCTTTAAAATGTCGTCCGTTCCAATTTTGAACATTGTAGTTTTGTAAGCAATGTTAGGAATGATAGTCATACCTCCATTTGCTAATGTGTTACCAGATAGTAACGCAGCTTTTACCCATAGTTTGGAATCTTGTCCAGCATATGAAGTTGAAATGTTAATTGTTGTAGCCATTTTTTATTTGTTTATTTGTTATTGTATACTTCTTCTAAAATCTTATCTCTTGTTGATTTACCTGTGTTTGTCGCTAAATCCATATGCTCAATTGGTTTTGAGTTTTCAGGGTTGTACTGAATCGGTTTTGGCTCTTCAGTCAACTCAACTACTGGAGTCATTGCAGCTAACTTAGTTTCAAGTTCAGCGATCTTTGTTTCCATTTCTGCGAAGTGTTGCTCAGTGATGCTTACAACTTTTTTAGGTTGTTTCACTTCAACTTCGGGAGTCACATCTGCTTCAACAGGCATTTCTTCCTCTTCCTCTTCTTTTGGCATCTCTTCAATCGCTGCAATCATTCCTTTTTCTTCAACGATAAGTAAACGACCATCTTCAAGCTCGTATTTACCAACTTCCAAGGGTACAGGTTCACCTTCAGGAACTACAATCATAACACTTGCACCAGGTTCAAATGAATCGGCCTCGATTACCGTGTTGCCATCTACTAACTTCATTTGCTCTAACTTCACCTCCATTCCTAAGAAGGTCTTGATAGTTTTTAACGCGTCTTTTATTTCTTTAGTCATATCTTTTTTATTTAATAACTTTATTAACCTCTTTCTGTTGTAATTTGCCTTACTTCGATGGTGTGGTTTACTATTGCAATTGACTGTTGGTTAGTGTTTCCAACCCCTTGAGAGTTACCGTCGCAACACTCTTTACTATACGTGCCATCTTTACATTGACAGCCTTTTTTTCCTCCTTTTCTCATAACATTAATATATTACCGATTTCGTTTGTAAACTCTTTAAATTCCTTAAAATCAATCTCTGTACACTTGTTTTCTTTTACAAAGTCTAAACCAATGTAAGCCACAAAATTTCCTTTTTTAAAATACGGTGCTATACATATAGATTGAATTCCTTGCCTTAATAAAGACGCTTTTGTAGTCTGCTCTTTAATGCTATTCACGTCGCAATAGTTCATTCTTTCTAACATGATTTGTTGTAAGAACATCGGGTACAAGCTAACGGGAATATTCTGTAAATTATGCGCTTCCGAACTAATACCATTGTTGCAAACTTCAAACGTCATTGATTGATGGTTTCTATGCGTTCCATCGTAGTACTTAATTGTGTTGTGAAATTGAAATATATAAGCCCTATCAGCATTATATTTTATCATCAATTCATTTAACATCTGTTGAATCAAAACATTGTTATTAATGTCTTTTTTTACTTCGTCAACAGTTTCAATTTTCTTTGTCACTACTTGAGTGACCAATGACTTATAATAAAAAAGAATGAAAGCAAGTAGAATTATAATTAGCACTATTGTTTTTGTCTTCCTGATTTGCTCTAAAATGTACTTGATTTCATTCATAATTATATAACCTTTCTTTAAGGTCTTTGTTGTAAATTAGATGTAGTCATTAATGATAGTTTCCTGTGCTGTTATTTCGGTTGTTACATCAGCAGTTAAAACTTCATTACCTACTTTGATTATATTTGAGTAGCTACTTTCTACATAAGTGTAAGCCCCCCTTACTTCTGTTATTACCTCTATCATGACAAACAATTTAAAGTTAATTGACTAATATCAAAACTGCAAGCGTTTGAAGACGCTCCCGAAGTCCTACACGCCTGCATAGTTATTGGTGTAGTATCACTTGGTAAATTAGTTGTGATAGTCCCCTCAACTGTAAAATTATTTTCTAAAGAAGTAACTTTGTAATATACATTCATAGAGTCAAAAGGATTGTACATTTCAAATACAAAAAAATCAGTAGCAATCGCACCACTTGTTCTATTTGCAGGAAAGTTTGAGCCTAAATCTATTTTTGTAGCCGTTAATAATCCATCATTATGAAATATTTGCAAATTAGTATCTGCAGCATCGGAACCAATGCCAATAATATTAGTTAAACTTTCAACAGATATAACAGAAGAAATACCTAAAGATGCTGTTGTTGCTGTCATGCCATAAAATTGACGCGCATTTGTGTTAAAACCAGTATCACTTACACCAAAACCTACACAAAATTTCCATCCTGTACCAACAATGTTAAATGCACTTGTTGACCTATAGCCACAAATACCGTTTAACGCAGGAGTTGAAACACCAATTTTTAACCTTGTTTTTTTAGTTAGTATAGATGTTGTTGACACCGCGACCGCTGTTGCCGTACCTTGTAGTGTTCCAACCGCAATATTTTCAGATAAAACCGTTGTTGAATTGTGTTGCGCTCTGTAACCCCTTGCAATTTCTGCACTTCCTACAATCCAATAGTTCTCAGCTAATAATTTAGCATCAATTTGATTCTCTACTGCCTGAGTTGTTGGGTACTTAGTGTTATTTATAGTAGTGAAATCAGTCGCTTTATTTGCTAACACTTCAAAGTCTGCAACATCATAAATTATTTCTGAAATACCACTTGATGTACGCGTGTATATCTTCCCATTTGCAGTATTCATGTAGAACTCACCAATGTACAAATCAGTGCTTAACCATGTGCCATCTCTATGGTCTGAACTTGCAGGAATAGTTGCAATGCCAGCCCCTTTTTTTATTATAATTCTCTTTGTTATATCGCTCATAAATTGTATATGTCTGAATTAATACTCGCACCAACGCCACCTGTTAAGCTGTAAACATCTTCATCTGCACCAACGCCACCAAATAAAACACCGTTATCCTCATCACTTAAATTTGTAATGAGTATTTTTTTAGGTATGCCACTATTGAAGGGCTGTATAAATAAAGAGTCACTATCCAATGCGGTAGTGACTTCTTTAAATCTTATAAATGAAGGTATTAAATTGCCGTTAAACTCGGTCATTATAAAGCTAAATTACCAAACACATACGCCTCCGTAGCTGAGATAAACAGAATTGTAGCACTTGAATACTGACTATTGATTTTCAATTTGCCACCGTCTGAACGTAATGTAACACCTGATCCAGCGATTGTAGTTTGACCTGCTCCATATTGCGTAACCAAAACTTGTTGACCTGCTGTAAAAACCCCTGAAGGCACGGTTAAAGTGTTTGCAGTTGCCTTGTTCATTTCTATACATTCACCGTTATCAGTTGCTACAAGTGTGTAAGAATCTGTTTTACGGTCTAATATTAAATCAATTACTTTTTGTTGTGTGTACGTTGCCCAACTTGTACCGTTCCATCGATAAGTCACATTGTTTTTTAAAGAAGTAACAAATGCCCCAATTGGCGCGTATGTATTTTGAAAAACATATGCCCAAAAAGTACCATTCCATTCAATTACACCTGCATAAGTTCCCGTTGGGTATAAGTATCTATCTCCAATTGTTGGCGAGGCAGGTAGCGATGTTATTACATCAATAACAGGGGTTGCCACCGATGTTTGAGAGCTGTAAAAAGCCCACGTTGTACCGTCCCATCTATAAGTAATAGAAGTTTTTGTATTTGTCACTAAAGTACCCACCTCCGCAGTTGGCTGCGCTGTTATGTACGCCCAAAACGACCCGTTCCATTCAATTACACCGTTGTATGTTCCCGAAGGGAATAGATATTTATCTCCAACTGTTGGCGAGGCAGGTAGCGATGTTATAACGTCTAAAACTATAATTGAAGCCTCCGTTGTTACTCCAACTTCTTTAATAAAACCATCAGCATGGTACTTCAACTTTCCATCTATGTAGTGGATAGTTCCGTTTTCTTTTACTATTCCACTTTCGGATGCAAGTACGTCTGGTTGCACCTTCCATGTAGCGTTGTTAATTACTTGCGTGTTGTCAATTATTGTTACTCCCATTTTATATTGATTTTAAAAGTTCCTTAATTTCATTTACTATATCCTCATGACTTTCAGCTTC